AGGATTGATATCAAAAGGATTTAACACAGTAGGAACAGATTACAAATACAAAGGCACAGCCACTATTGCTGAATCTTTGGTTGATGGTAATGGCATTGTGCGTACAGCAGATCAATATTTGGTGTCAGACAGTGATGACATCACTACAGGTGCTTTAACAATTCAAAACAATGCAGGATTAACTGTTGGATTAAATCAAAACACAAAATTACAATTCACTAACAATGCATTCACGATAGCAAATCAATTATCCAATCAAGATGTTGAAATAAAAGTTAGAACGCCGGCTGAAGTTTCTGCATTCAAAATAGACGCTTCTGCTTCTGCAGTTGGAATTTACAAATCAACTCCAACAGCAAGTTTACATGTAGGCGGAGACACAATCATTGATGGCAATTTAACTGTAGGCGGAACACAAACATCAGTCGACACAGTAAATTTAAGAGTTGAAGATAAAAATATAGAATTAAACTTAAACAGCGATGGCGTAACAACCAACGATGCTGGAGCAGACGGTGGCGGAATTACTTTAAAATCTGCAGACGGTGATAAAACATTTGCTTGGGCAGACGGTACAGATGCTTGGACCAGTTCGGAATGGTTAGACTTTGCTGTAGGCAGAGGTATTAAAATTAACACTAACACTGTGCTAACAGAAACTGCTCTAGGCGGATCAGTTGCAGGTTCATCATTAACATCTGTAGGAACACTTGTTAATTTAGATGTAGATGATGTAAACATTAATGGATCTACAATCACAAGTCAAAATGCTGAGTCGTTAAAATTAAGTTCAGACACAGCGGCAATAGAAGTTTTAAGTAACAAAAGAATTACAGGAGTCGGAACACCAGTAAATGCTTCTGATGTTGCCACAAAAGAATACACAGATGGTTCAACGATTATCAGTTTACAATTAGATGTTTCAGGCTTTACGCAAAACACTGTGGGAAACAATTATCTAAACACAAGAGAAGTTTTACAAACATTATATCCTGTTGCAGGATATGGAAGCGGATCTGCAGAACCACCATTGGGTGTGTTTGCAAACAGTGTGATCCCTGCAAGAAGCGATGGTGCTTTAGCAAGAGTGTTGACTGTTGATTATGGAACGGGTGGCGGATTCACAATACCAACACTTGATTTCTCGAGTTTAAAAAATTATGCTCAAGTGGATCAAACAATAACTGTGATGCAAAGAACTATTTCCAGTGTTACATTTGGTGCACAAGATCCAAATTTATTAGCAACAACTAAAATTACCACAACTGCTTCGCACTATTATGAAGGTGCTCAAGCAATAGTGATTTCAGGCACAACTGTGGTGAATGGTGTGTCAGCCAACATAGATGGCAACTACACAATACAGGCGGCTGAATTTTCAGCAGAAAGTCCAAACTTTGTAAGTTTCACAATTAATTTAGACACTTCTGCGGCAGGTTGGCAGAGTGCAACGTGTACTGTTGGTACTGTGGAAAGAACTACTGTGGTAGGTAATGCAAACAAACAGGTGCTAGAAGAGTTATCAAATGCTTCAAACGTAACTGGAGCAATCACATTTGCTCCCACAAGAAAATTATTACAATTTGGTGTCAATGGTGGTGCGTGGACATTTGACAGGGAGATAACACTTACATTAACTTCATAGGAACGATAAATATAAGAAACAAAGGGTATTATGGCATATATTGTTAACAAATTTGATGGAACACTGATAGCAACTGTAGAAGACGGTACTATTGACAACACAACTAACTTACGTTTTATAGGTAAAAATTACGCTGGTTACGGTGAAATCCAAAACGAAAACTTTTTACATCTATTAGAAAATTTTGCAAGTGGCAGTCAACCAAGTCGTCCATTGGGCGGTCAAATATGGTTTGACTCATCTTCAAGCAAATTAAAATTTTATGATGGAACAAAATTTAGAACAACAGGTGGTGCTGAAGTTGGTGCTACTGCTCCAGTAGGATTAACCACTGGTGATTTTTGGTGGGATTCAGCAAACAGTCAATTGTATGCTTGGGACGGAACAAGTTTCATTCTTGTAGGTCCACAAGGAACAGGTAGCACAGTTACTCAATTTGTTTCAAGACAAATCAAAGACAATCTAGATGCCAATCAAATTATCATAGAAGGTAAAGTTAACAATATCACTACAATGCTATTCAGTTCATCAGCATTCACGATAGGTACAACAGATCCAACCAACACAATCACAGGATTTGATGTTGTGAAAAAAGGTATCACATTAGTCAATACTCAATCTACAACAAACGGTGTAACATCCACAGATCACAGATTTTGGGGTACAGCATCCAACTCAGATAGATTAGGCGGATTTGAAGCATCTGATTATATCAGATCAGGAGCAAGTGCTTTCTCTAGCATTGTTAGATTTGGTGATGTAGGATTTACAGTGGGTGATTCAAATGATTTAAAAGTTTCAATCGAGAATGGCACAGAAGGATCTATTGCCAATGAAATAGGCAACAAGATTTCTTTAAAAGTAAATGATTCTGGATCTGTTAATGAAATTGCTTTTGTTAACACAGATGGAATTATTCCAGGAACTGGTAATAAAAATTTAGGTATAGTGACAGACAAATGGTATGAAGTACATGCAAACTATTTCAAAGGTTTGGCAGACAGTGCTTCTGGTATTGAGTTTGGTGCACAAACTTATTTAGGTTCTACAAATGCTGTGAACAACACAGTGGCATTGAGAGATGGTTCAGGAGAAATTACTGCCAGTGTATTCAATGGTAGAGCAACACAGGCTTCTTATGCTGACTTGGCAGAGATCTACACAACAGACCAAACATACGATGTGGGAACGGTTATGGCAATTGGCGGTGACGCAGAAACAACAGCATTTTTTGATGGTGGTCCATTTGGTGGAAATGTTTTTGGTGTTATATCAGGCAGTCCAGGATTTTTAATGAACAAAGATGCTGAAGGACAAGCGATTGCTTTTGTTGGTCGTGTGCCAGTTAAAGTTGAAGGCCCAGTTGAAAAAGGTCAAAAAGTATATGCGAAAGATCTTGGTATGGCAACTGCTACCAAAAAAGGACAATTGGTAGGTTTTGCTTTAGAATCAAATCCAGATGAATCCATGAAATTAGTTGAGGTCGCACTACGTTTAATAAATAATTAGTAGGAATAAAATACAATGGCTTTAGTAACAGCAAATAGATTCAATACTCTAAGACAGCAAATTGATAATGTGTTAGGAAATGGTTCAGGTGATACTGGCTATGGACAAACACTTACAACACAATCAGTACAAGTTGGTGATTTAATCAACGCACAGAACATTAACAATTCATACGAAGATTTAAGAAAAGCATACAAACACCAAACAGGTGGCAACCCAGCATCAAGTTTAATTCAAGCAGTCAATCAAGGAGACTTGATCAAAGAAAATGATGGCGTGAGTTACACAGGTTGGGATCAATATGAAGCATTGGCAACAACAGTCAGCACAAATAGATTAACAGTTGATGCAACACAGCAATCAGTTGTACTTGCTAGAAACAATACTAGAGGTTCTTGGAATGGAAATATTACTCTTATTGTGAACGTAAATTTTGCATCAGCAGATGCTAGAAGACATTATTTTAATGCAGGTGGATACATTCAAATTTCATCCAGCACAACAGACGGCAGTTCAAAAGGAAGTTCTTGGAATTCAGTAATGGGCGGAAATTTAAAATTCAGTGCTCATGGAACAACACACACAGGAAATGGAACTCCAACAACCGCATTAGGAAACTTCGAACTAACAGGAGCCTCACAAAGACTATTATCAAACTTTGATGCAGGAGGTGGAGCATACTCTGCCAACGATTATTATGTGAATGTACAATCAACCAGCTCAACCCAAATCAGATTCTCAGTGTATTGGAGAGACCAATCAGGTGGTAATCCAGACGAAAATATTGGTAACCTAAGATCCTATTTCTACACAGCAACAGCAATCACAGATGTAATTGGTACTGCACCAGGTGTTGTACGTGGTTCTGGCGATAATTTCTAATCTATAATTTGACTTATATCCAAAAATCAAGTATAATATTCTTAATATTATGGATGAATCCTTATCAAAATCTTTGGAATACGCACAGCGTCTAAAAACATTTAACAATCAAATAAAATTGTTAAAAGAAAAATGTCTTGAGAACAATATCTTATACACTCAAGGACACCAATTCACTGTTGATTTAAACCTTATCAATTATTCGTTAACACTAATGAACATTAAGAAAACTAATGAAGCAATCTTCCTTGATGATTATAAACTTCCTGTGAAAATTACAGACATTAAATCCTTTCACAGCGATATTACTGACTTGTATCAACGCAATCTTAATCAATATTTTGTAGAATATAATCAAATAGTGAAAGATAAAGGTGAGATCTAATCATGTCAAAAGGAGTTTTACTTTTTGCACATAACAATAGCACTGTGGACTATGTTAAACAGGCAAACTTTTGTGCAGGACAGATAAAAAAGCATCTTGATTTGCCAGTGTGTTTAATCACATCAGACAAATTTAACGAAGATCATAACAATTTTAATCATGTTATTGTGGTAGACAAGCCATCAACTAATCAAACAAAAACTTTTAATAATGCAACAGCACGTTACAAAGATTTTTGGAACAACACTTCAAGACCTGATGCTTATTCTTTATCTCCATATGATGAAACAATTGTAATGGATACAGATTACATTGTGGCAAATAGCAATCTTAACAAAGTATTCCACAGTAAAGAAGATTTCCTAATCAACTACAAAGCACAACACATAGATTTTGAATCTAGATACACTGAAGAAATGAAATATGTCAGTGATACTGGTATTGAAATGTGTTGGGCCACAGTGTTTTATTTTAAAAAAACTGAAAGAACTAAAATTTTATTTGAATTAATTAATCATATAAAAAATGAATGGGAATTTTACAGATTCAAATATCAAATTGGGAACACAATTTATAGAAATGACTTTGCGTTTGCCATAGCAATTCACACAATTAATGATTTTGCTAAAACTAATTGGCCCAAACAGTTGCCTAGTAAACTGTTTTATGTGACAGATAAAGATAGTGTAGATTCCTATGTGGACAACAAATGGAATTTTACATTTGAACGAGGCATCAAGTGTCAAATAAAAGATATGAATATACACATAATGAATAAAATAGGATTGAATAAAATTATAGATGAAATTGAATAGAGGCTTTATATTATTTGTACAGAAGAACGATGCTTGTGATTATCTAAAGCAGGCTGTCGCTTGTAGTCTCAGTATTAAAAAATTTATGCCTAATGAACAGGTATGTTTAATCACGGACATTGATGTTCCAAAAGAATATCAAAAACATTTTAACTTTATTAAAGATATACCTGGAGAAGATCTAGCAGTAGACAATGACTGGAAAGTGAATAATAGGTGTAAAATATATCACATAAGTCCATTTGATCAATCTATTGTGTTAGACGTGGATATGTTATTGTTGCAAAACATTGATCATTGGTGGAAACAATTGAGTCAATATGAATTATATTATACAGATAAAGTTAAAACTTATAGAAATGATTGGGTAACAAGTGATTATTATAGAAAAGTATTTGTTGAAAATTCATTACCTAATGTGTATTGTGGATTTCATTATTTTCAAAAATGTAAGAACAATGAAATATTTTTTAACTTGTTAAAAGACATTGTTACAAATTATGAATTGTACAGCAAACGTTTTACAAAAAATAAAACACAATCCTGGTGCAGTATGGATGTTGCCACTGCCATAGCAATAAAGATACTAGGAATCCAGCATAAGGTTTTCAGCAAACATAACAATTTAACGTTTACGCACATGAAACCTAAAATACAGAACTATCAAAGCCAGATGAATTTATGGACTGAACAACTTGATTACAATCTCAATTCGCAATCTGAGTTATTTGTAGGTAATATAAAACAATCTGGATTATTCCATTATGTTGAAGATAATTTTTTAACAGACCAAGTGTTGGAGCATCTACAATGAAAATAAGACCTCCACTAGAATTTGATGTAATACGACCTAAAGTTAATTTTTATTTCCATTTTGATCCGGAAACTGATGAGGTGCTAGGTTGCAGTGTTCAAAAACAAGGTCACAGTGTAGAAATTACAAAAGAATTAGCAGATCAAATACATGTAGGATCAAAGCATTTAGCAGACTACAAAGTTACATTTAAAAATAATGAGTATATTGTGGAATCTAAGTATGTTGTCAATGCTAAAACTCAAACAGAAATAGAAAAAGTCGATCACATAAACAAAACAGTGTATGAGATAGTAAAAAATGATAAAGATTCATGTATTAGATTTATGCTAGACTTAAAAAATAAAAAATGGAATATCAGTATCGATGATGAATTAAAAGACTTGATTCAAAAAACAGTAACACAAAAAAATAATATGTTTAAATTTTTTACTACACCGGCAGATAACACCAGTGTGCTTGATTATTCATTCAATATCGACTTGTCAGAACTATGCACAAATGGTAATATGCAGATTGATCATAATTCAACTGCCACGCCCAGATTGTTTTGTCGTAAGATTTACAATTATTCATATGAGGTAACGCAATGATTTTAAAGATATCTGAAATGGATTTTGTATTTTTAAGTGTGGATGAGCCCAATGCTGAAAAAAATTTTGCTGATTTAAAAAGAAAAATCCCTTGGGCAAAACGTGTGCATGGCGTAAAAGGCTTTGACACAGCACATAAAAAAGCGGCAGAGATATCTGACACAGAAAGATTTATAACAGTGGATGCAGATACGCAGGTGCATGAAGACTTTCTTAATGTAATAGTAGATTTAAAATCGTTAGGCGTAGACAACACCTATCAATTCAGTTGGTGCGGCAATATTGATCTAAATGGTTTAAAATATGGCAATGGCAGTTTAAAATGTTGGACCAAGGACTTTGTTAAAAATATGAAAACACATGAGAATCATGATGGATTAGAAGGAAGTAACAATAAAAATGTAATAGAATTTTGTCATTTTCCTAATTACTATCAATTCAACGATAACTATTCAACCAGTTACATAGATGGATCTGCTTACCAAGCCTGGAGAGCAGGATTTAGAGAAGGTGTAAAAATGAGTTTGGATAAAAATGTTAGACAAGCACCAAAAGACTTATGGTGGCAAAATTATCAACGATTACTTGTCTGGATGACAGTGGGCATGGATAACACTTACGGCATTCATGCTATTCATGGTGCTAGGACAGGTTGTTATCTTACAATGTGTACAGATTGGGACTTTAGTCAGGCAAATGAATATAGATATTTTGAAAAGTATTGGAAGTTTGAACTTCATGATGACATTAAAGTTGATTTTTATAAAGACAGTATTGACTTAGGCAAAAAGATTATTAACGAACATGACATTGAACTGCCTATTGAACCATTAACTGTGGAACAAAGCAAATTTTTTAAAAAGGTTTATCTTAATACTCCAAGAATAATGAGGAAAACATTATAATGTACGATATTGTGTTTATAAGTTACAACGAAGCATTAGCAGATCATAATTATAAAACTTTGTGTGAACGATTCCCTATTGCTCAACGTGTACAAGGAGTAAAAGGTATTCATCAAGCACACATTGAAGCCGCAAAAACATCTGTTACAAAAATGTTTTGGGTAGTTGATGCTGACGCACAAATTGTAAATGATTTTAATTTTGATTATGATGTAGATCAATACAATTTAGAAACAGTTCATGTGTGGCAGAGTCGTAATCCGATCAATGATTTACAGTATGGATATGGTGGAGTAAAACTATTGCCAAAGAACTTAACATTAGCACTAGACACAGATACAACAGACATGACCACAAGCATTTCTAAAAATTTTAAAGCAATAAAACAAGTATCAAACATCACAGCATTTAATTCAGATCCTTTCAGTGCTTGGAAAAGTGCTTTTAGGGAGTGTGTAAAATTAAGTTCGAAAGTGATCGATAGACAAGAGGATAAAGAAACAGAACAAAGATTAGATGTATGGTGTAGTAAAGGTGCAGATAGACCTTATGGTGATTTTGCAATTGAAGGAGCAAAGTCTGGTAAAAAATTTGGCATAGAAAACAAAGACAAATTGAATTATATCAATAATTTTGATTGGTTAAAAAAACATTTTGAGGAGACCTGCAGTGTCAGTACCTACTACTAAAATACCATTTGATAACATTGTTCAATTCGGACAACGCACCATGATATGGAAGAACGTGTTTAATGTGAGTTGGATATTGAGTAGATTCTGTAATTATGATTGCTCATACTGTTGGCCTTATGCCCATTCTAAAAAATTAGACCATCGACCATTAGACGTTTACAAAAAGACAATGGATGAAATAAAATCACAAGCAAGAAGTAATGGGTTTAACAGTTTCCATTTTAGTTTTTCAGGTGGAGAACCAACAGCATACAAAAGATTTTTACCTTTAATTGGACATTATGCTTCAGATGATAGAAGCAAATACCAAAGTATTCACATGACAACAAATTGTTCACCGGGAATAAAATGGTGGAACACTTGGCTTAAAGCCACAGAATCTCTCATGCGTAGAAGTATTACAGCAAGTTATCATCATGAGTTTGCAGATGAACAAACTTTTGGAGACAAACTTTTGATGTTGCAAAATGCAGGCGTCTATGTTACAATTAACCAAGTAATGGTTCCAGACTTGTTTGATGAACTATATGATAGATGTAAAAGATTCAACGATAGAGGAATAAATGTTACACTAAAACCACAAAGCAATGAATCAGCAAGTGAAATTGTGACAGGTTACAGTGATGAACAAATAGAATTAATGAAAACAGGATTTCCATTAAAGAAAAATGATGGTTCAACAATTGGTCAAATAAAACTTATGGATCACAAAGAAAACTTCTATGAACTAGATCAAGCAGAAAGGTTCAACGCATTTGGCTTCAATAAGTTTAAAGGCTGGACTTGTAATGCAGGATATCAAAGTTGTATTGTAAGAGAGCCGGGTGGTGAAATTAAAAGAGCATACAGTTGTCATGATGAACCGTTGGGAACAATTGATGGAGGATTTCAATTATTTAAAAATCCTAACAAGTGTATCACACCAACTTGCGTCAGTTCTGCTGATAGTAAAATTCCTAAATCAAGGGAGTTAGACAAATTAGAAGCCATAGAAAATGAAGAAGTTATAATGGAAATTAGTCGTAAGCAATCAAAATTATTTAAAAAGGAAAGAACAAATGTATAAACTTACAGACATAAAAGATGTTCATTTAGAAATTACGAGTAAATGTCAAGCCAAATGTCCTATGTGTCCTAGAAGAATACAAGGAGGTCCATTAAATCCTTTCATACATCTGGATGAAATAACATTGGACACATTTAAAAAATGGTTTCCTGAAGATTTTATAAAACAAATAGACAGTATGTTTATGTGTGGTAACTTAGGAGATCCTATTGTAAGCAAAGACACACTGGAAATATATCAACACCTTAGAGCAACTAATCCCGCTATAAGACTTGCGATGCACACAAATGGCAGTGCTAGAGATCCTGAATGGTGGACAAAATTAGCACAAGAAAGAGTGAAAGTTACTTTTGGTTTAGATGGACTATCAGACACCAATCATCTTTATAGAATATCCACAAACTTTGATAAAATTATTGAGAACGCAAAAGCATTTATTGCCGCTGGAGGATTTGCTAAATGGCACATGTTGGTGTTCAAACACAACGAACATCAAGTGGAAGAAGCAGAACAAATGAGCAAAGACCTAGGATTTAAAATGTTTTCTACAAAACACACTTCTAGATTTAAAAATGATAGTTTACAAGTTATAGATGAGCAAGGAAAACCTTTGCATAAATTAGAACCTACACAAAAAAGCAATGACATGATTCCATTAATTGAACAGTCGCAAAAAGAAACCACGCCAACCATTGTGTGTAAAGCAGTGAAAAACAGTCAGTTGTACGTGAGTGCCTGTGGCAATGTTTCACCTTGTTGTTGGTTAGATATGGAATGGATTCCTCCTATGCAAGAAAGCAGAATAGACTACATGACAAGAATTGGAGAATTTCCTAACCTAAATAAAAACAGTTTAAAAGAAATATTTGATAATGGATACTTTGATAAGATTGAAAAAACTTGGGGTCACTCACCATTACAAGAATGTGGTAAACAATGTGGATCTTTTGATAAACTAGGAGCTCAATTTGAAAATTAATATTAAAGATGTGTTGTATTGGATGGATGCTATTAGACAATCTGATGACAGGTATCGCACTCTTGAAAGTTTTTGGAAAGGACAAATCAACAGCAAAGTTTGGTTGATTGAAACATTGCAGAAGTATTTTCAAAGATTGCCATATAATATTGTTGTGTGTGGTGGTTGGAACGGAGTGCTATCTACATTGCTATTCAACAGCGAATTAGACATTGTAAAAATAACATCAATAGACAAAGACCCTGCATGTGAATCTATTGCTAACACAATGAACAAAGATTATGAAATGTCTGGTAAATTCCAAGCAATTACAGAAAACATTTTAGATTATAAAAACTATCACAAACATAATGTGATAATAAACACTGCTTGTGAACACATGACGCAAGATGAATACAATAAATGGATTGCAAAATTACCTAACCAAACGCAGGTTATAATACAAAGCAATGATTATTTTGATAACAAAGAGCATGTAAACTGTCATGAAAGTTTATTATCATTTAAAAAAAATTGCGGATTGCAGGTTTCATCTGCTTCCGAGTTGGTTACAGAAAAATACAAAAGATTTATGATATTAGGAGCAAAAGATGGATACAGCAACTAGAGTTTTTGACAAATTCAAAGACGGTACACTGCCGTGGTTGGAACTAGATATGGATTTTAATCCGTATGTTGATGACAAAGAATTAGCAAAAGTGGACAAACATTATGTGCCTCACAGAGAGAATGAATCACACAAAGGATGGAGCAGTTGTTGTCTGCATGGATTGGGGATTGATAAAACACAGGTGGCAAAAGAATATGGTTATGATGATGAGTTAAATGCTCCATACAAATGGACACAGTTGTCACAGGAGACTCCGGCAGTAAAAATGTTTTGGGATAAATTTCCTGCTGAAAGATACAGTAGAATAAGATTTATGAAATTGGATCCTGCTGGAAGAATTGATTGGCACAATGATAATCCAGGACATGAATTGCCAGAAGATTTGTGCGAATATCTGATTCCTATCAATGTTGCTATTTTACACCCTGCTCTATGTTATATGGAAATTAAAGATCACGGTCTTGTGCCTTTTAGACATGGCAAAGTATTTTTACTTAATATATTAAAAGATCATCAAGTAATAAACAACGCCAATGTTGAAAGAATACACATGATTGCTCAAGCACACATTGGCAACAAAAGAACTGAATTTAACACATTATTAGATAGGAGTATAAAAAAGTATGGCGTTCGATTATAATGCACAGCATAAAAAACACAATATAGTTTTTATTCTTGAAACTAATTTACACGCAATTAAAAATGTTTCAGCAAAAGAATTAATTCAAAACATCACTGAATACCAAATTGGAAATTTAAACACAATGGGATATGATGTACAGATTTCAATATCTGAAGATGCCACCATAGCCAAGATGGTTGATGATTATGATTATGCTGTGGTGTTTACTCCTGACACAGAATTTCAGGGCGGTGCATTCTTCAAACATTTACACAAACTGATTGAACAAGATTTTTATATAGCCGGTCATGTGTTAGATAGAAAAGACGGATACTATGAACTTCATGAACAATGTTATGTGATCAATTTAAAAAAACATAAAGAATTAGAATTACCTACAATAGGTGATCTTGAACGAAACTCAGAACATTTTAGTACAGAACCAATCAGGAGTGATGAAAATTTCCATGATGATTATACGCCTTTATGGGTAAAACCCGGCAATGAACTTAAAACGTACAAACACAAATGGCATGGATGGAACATTATTAGAACTGCACTGGACAATAAAGAAAACATTATAGTGTTTGATGAAGCAATACGTGCCAGTAAAAAATGTTATTATGCTGTACATGAAACAGACTTCAATGAAAACAGTAAACAGATATTTAAAAAATATAATCAAAGTGCGAATAGATTGTTTTACCCAATCAATACAGAAGAATTACAGTCTGTCCACACAGGCACACTTAAACAATTAATAACACCTGCCAGTGGATTTAACTGGTTATTGTATCTGGAAAAACATGGTTATGACGAAGGTACTGAAGTTGTGTTTTATGATTACAATCCTAACGCATTGTACTACATGGAACAAACAATACAAAAATTTGATGGCGGGGATTATCATAAATTTTTACAATCTTGTAATAGACACAAAACACCAGACTGGTTAAATTCTAAATTAGAAGTAGCGGAACATTTTGAAACTTTTAGACATCTTTGGCACATTAAAGATAAAATTAAATTTAAATTTGTTGAGTGCGATTTGTTAAATGAATTCACAATCAACCCAAAAAATGATCGAAATGTTATCTTCAACATCAGTAACATATTTGCTTATGAGCCAACAGTGCCGTTTGTCCCAACCAAGCAACGAGTATTCAAACAGAATCAATTGATAAGATTGCTTAAAGAAAAATACGATAAAATACAATTAATAGTGTCTCAACATGCATGGTCAGGTTTTGTAGAATATGACATTGATGCAGGACCTATTGAAGATTTCTATGAAGTAGATATTGAAACCTTAAAAGCGCCTATGTGGCGTTTTGGAAAAGATTGGAGTAATCCCAAAGATCCTTGGGAAGAAGATGAAGAAAAATAAAAACAGTTGTACTTTTTGTATGCATCCTTTCACAGGATTGGCTACTAGAGAAGACGGAGCAATTAAAGTTTGCTGTCGTAGTCTTCCTATAGGCAATATAAAAGACATGAGTCTGGAAGAAGCATGGAACTCTGACAAAATGAAAGATGTAAGACGTCAAGTGTTAAACGATGAACGTCCAGATGTGTGTGAACCTTGTTTTGATTTAGAAGATCAAGGAGTACAAAGTCTGCGTCAAAGACATATTACTGATTCATCTCCGGAATCTAGAATTAATTTATACCCAAATGCATTAGACAAACTTAACGATGATTATTCAATGCCGTTTGAATTGCCCACAATAGAAATTAAAATTAATAACTTATGCAATTTAAAATGTAGAATGTGTAATCCTTTAGATTCTACTCAATGGAAAGATTGGACGTCTATTGTTGATCATTACAAAAAAGAAGGAAACTATCTAGTAGACGCTGTTGAAAATTTAGGATTAACGAAAGCACCTTATGTAGGAATATTTGAAGATAAAGATCATTTTTGGGAAAACCTTGAAAAACTTTTACCTTACTTTAGACGTGTAGAATTTGCAGGTGGAGAACCGTTAATGGATCCTGTGCATTATAAAATATTAGATTTGTTATCCAAGAATGGAGATAACATTGAAATAAAATATGCAACCAACGGCACTAAATTAGGAATCAAAGGCGGAAGAACAGTGCATGACTATTGGCCCAAGTTTAAAAGTGTTGCTGTCAATGTAAGCATAGACGGATTGCATGACATATATGAATACATTCGAGGTAATGGAAAGTTTTCGGATGTTGAATACAATATTAAAGAAATGAAAAAGATTCCAACAGTCAGTCGAATCGTGGGTGCTTTTACTGTACAAGCAAACAATATTCTACAAATAGACAAAGTGATTGACTATTTTTTAAATGATATGAAGATTGTGTTTTACAGTCACAGAGTAAATTATCCTAGAGCATTATCGGCACAGGTTCTACCCAAAGCATTAAAAGATCAAGTGGTAGCAAAATTAGAGGCAATGAAACCTAAGATTAAAGATTATGAAATAGTAAAACAACACCCAGTATTGGAAAAAATTACACAACAACAAATACAAGATAACATTAATTTTTTACAAGCAAAAGACCTTAATCAATATTGGCAAGATTGCGTAGACTTTAACAGAAAACTTGATCTAACAAGAAACCAAGGACCGTTTGAAAAAATAAATCCGGAGTTTCAAGATTATGTTTAAAGTTGAACATCTATATCCTCACATACAACAGAGTGTAAAAGTTGAATGGAATCTTGGAAAAAGATGCAATTACGATTGTTCTTATTGTCCAGCAGTGATACATGACAATACAAGTCCTCACACAGACATTGACATTTTAAAAAATGCTGTGGATGAACTTTCCAAAATCAACAACATGCGAATCAGTTTTACAGGTGGAGAACCTTGTGTGCATCCAAAAATTTTAGAACTATTGGAGTATGCTAAACCAAAAGTGTCTTGGTTAAATGTGACCACAAACGGAACAAGAACTGCAGAGTTCTACATAGATATTTTGGATAGACTGATAAACCATATTGTGTTCTCTATACACTTCGAATACGACTACCAAAAGGTGATAGAAACCGTTTTAAACGTCGCACAACAAACAAAAAATAAAAATATACTAGCACACGTAATGATGTTACCAGGGCAGTTAGATGACGTCTCTGACGCTTGTAGACGCCTAAAAGAAGCAGGAATAAACTATGCTCTACGTCCAATTCGTTGGACAGAAACGCATGATATTTTTGAAGATATGGAACGTTACTCTGCAGAAGAAAAAGATTTTTTGGTGGCACAAAATCATAATCCCCCACACAACACATTGATAGACGAAACAGAATCTTGCAACACAAACGACTTGCTGATTGAAAAAACAAATCAATTCAAAGGCTGGAAATGCAATGCAGGATTGGAAAGTTTAATGATCAATTGGGACGGAGAAGTGCATAGAGCCACTTGTAGAGTGGGAGGACCTATCGGAAATATCTATGAAGGTACGTTTGTTCAACCTACTGAATCAATTGACTGTACACGTGAATGGTGTACATGTGCCGCAGATATTAATATTACAAAATCTAAAGTTTAACTTTATCCAATAAACTTTCAGGCTGACACATACAAGTGTTGCGTTTGTCACAAATTTTTGGTTTGATATCAGGATTAAATTTTGTCACAAAGTCTGGATCATATATGTTGTAATCTTCAAACAGACTAGTTCTACAAGCACTTGTTATCAGACCAGCAGGATCAATCATCATGCTGTCTACTCCTATATTACACATCCAACCTCGGAAGTCATTTTGCTTGTTCAATACAAGCCAATTGCGATTAACCTGTTTCTTTGATCCATCTTCAAACTTAATAGTGGGTTCACTTTTTAAATGTTTTCTGTGTGTCCATAAATGCCATAGACTAGGTCTTCTTTTTGTGGGTTTGGCGACGAATGCTTTTTGTTCGTCGGTGTAAGTGATTGTGCGATGCATCACTTCCATAGCACTTATAAACCAATCATGTTTACTTTTTTTAAATTTATCAATCAAGCCTAAACACACGTCCCATTGAGTTGGATCCATCAAAACCATTGCGTTAGGACTTCTATCCAGTTCATGCAGTGTGTCTGCCACTTCAATAAAATGTGGCACGTCACATTGTTTCCAATGAGCACTCAATAAAATTTTGTCAAACACTTCACCATACTTGCGCCACCATCTCACAGTTCTACTACCATTGGAACTGATTGTGATGTATGAAGGTATTTCTTTTCTGATTTCTGTTACAAACTCACCTAGTCTAGGCCACAATGTAGGTTCTCCTCCCACAATGTGCAGTTCCAGTTTTGTTTTGCCTACTGCTCTGTATTTTTGAAATAGATGTTTAAAATTTAGCACCAATTGATCCATGTCATCTGTCCATCTGTGAGTGCCTTCATGTGAACCTTCGAAACAGTACCAACAAGAAAAATTACAAGTGTTACCGATCATAAATTCTATACGCAACACTTCTTTAGGTTGGGGATTCCATACTTGTACTACGTTCATAATAAATGCTCCAATTCAGGAAATATAGATTTTGCATCTATGCCTCTTATGGCATCTAATTTTGTAACATATTCTTTGAATCCTGGAAGTAGATTACTGTGATCATTTTGATTCATATGTTTTAACACAGCCTCCCAACGACGCCAACCATAAGGATTGTGTTTCCAATACTCATCATCTTGTCTATAATTTTTCCATAGCCAGTCTTTAAAGTCCATAAATCTTTCTTCAACTTCTTGTTTGTCTTCTTTAGGCAATATCTGTATGCTTAAGAATGTTGGAATATACAATAGGTGCATGTTCACTAATCCACCTCCCATTTGTACTCCACCAGGCACAGTGCCTTCATTTAACTTTTTAAAACCACTTTGCACTTTCCATTTCATAAAGTCGGGCAAGTGTTTGATGTTGAAAATTTGTATTGCTGTGGCTAAACTGGTTTGAATATTGTCTGGCGTGTTATCCAGCATGTGTAAAGTTTTTTCCACTGTATCAAAATTTGTAGGAAAACGTATGTACTCATCACGTTTGCCCATGGCATCCATGCTGACAGCAAATTTAACTTTTCTAAACTTGCTCCACAATTGGATTAAATCTTCATCCACTAACAAGCCATTAGAGTTGTAACGCAACAATATTTTATCTTGATAGCCTTGTCTGATAATTTCTTCAATAAACTGTTTGTGTTCTTTAATCATTAAAGGCTCACCGCCTGCAAAATAAACCTGTTTAAGATTAGGAATCTGTGCGTACATCTCTTGCCAGAACGTATCTTTTTCATGCCATTTGTTATTGAATTCTTTTTTATTCCATTGTAATTGATCTTTTACAGTTTTATCTTTTAATTGAGGCATCAACTGTTGCCAATCCTTAACCCATTTTGAACTGTCATGCGGAGAACACATCACACATTTGATATTACAAGTGTGTCCAAGTCTTAGATCCAGATACATTAATTGTTCAGGCACTGTGCCATCTTCTTTAGTTTGACGCAGTAACTCGGGTATATCAACTCCATCTTTGTACCACGTACCAGTTTCCCATATACGTTTACTCACAACACCTACTTTTTCTTCTTGAAAACATTTGCTACAACTGGCAGGTACTTTGCCATTCATCATAGTTGTACGCACTGATTTCATGTAATCGTTGTTCCATGCTTCCATAGGAGTGTCCTTGCCAAAGTTTGCAGGAGTGCCATCTTCCTTTTTAACCAGTCCCACTTCGTGGTCGGTACCAGCACCGCTGGCGTTTGCTGAGCAACACAATCTCATATCTCCATTGGGTCTGGTAGCAAAATGTATCCATGGTAGAATACAAAACGTAGAACTGCCTGATACAGATTCAAGTTCTTTTTGCCATTTACCCAACTGGGTGTCTTTAGGATTTTGCCAATACTCGTTGCTATCAGTCATGTAATCTCCTATATATTGATTCGCACAACAGTTGATTTGTTTTTTCTCCAGGGTGCATATCGTCTGTTGCTGTGTCCAAGTACACGATACCATCGCTATGATAGTTTTCTACTTGTATAAATTCTAATTTGTTTTTATTTAATTCTTCAGGTGTCGCAGGATAATGAATATAATTTACACCTTGTTTTTGTAGATGTAAATCTGCATGTTGTATATTGAACCAACTTTTCATTGCATAATCTTTTTCACTCAAATACTCTGCCCATTTGCGTTCTTGATTTGTTTTTGCCCAAGGACCTAATCTATCTCTAAAGAAAGGAAATTTATGAGGAAAATTAAACAGCATGTCTCTCACAAAGTGTGTCCACATAACAACCACAGTGTCATTAGGTTTGTAATCAAATTTTAAAACATTGTACAGTATTTCTGTGTTGCTTGATCCTGGAAAAGATTCGTTCACACATTCAACTTTCATTTTGTTAGCCAATAAACTTGCCCATCCTAATTTGCTGGGTTTTAGATTATGCAGTTTATCAAACATCCAATTGTTACAGTCAGGTAATCCTGTGCCATAAGCATACGAACAACCAAAAGTTATCAGTCTTGACATTTGCTAACTCCCCATTCTCGTTCTTTGCACCAAAAACATTTACCACACACTGGCACAGGCGACCCTGAAACATATGTCTTGTAATCTAAGTCCCCAAAGATTTCAGGATATGTCTGATTATCACCTTCACAACTTCTTGTAAGATCAAATAGGTCCATTATGCCTAATTTTTTATATTGAGCAACTATCCAATCTTTTTGAACGTGTGTGAAAGGGTGACAAGCCAAGCCGCCCATGTGTGTTTTGATCAGTCTGTCTAATGTAACATCTTCGATGTCTCGATCCAATAGACGACCATCAAATTCTTTGTCTGGATTCTTGGTCACACCACAGTACCAAGCATCTAAATTTTCTGTATGAGCCACATATTCTGCGTGTGCTCTTAATTCTATTTGATTTCCGCTTTTTAATTTGCCATATTCATCCTGTATGTTAGGTCCTATTGATCCCCATTCTAAATCAGGAGCAATAAAATTTTCATGTCTTTTAAATTGTATGTTAGGAAAAGAATTAGTAATCCAATTGAACACATTCAAACTGTTTTGTTTTTGCCAAGGTCTGGTTTTCCAACATCTTATATTGGTTATGATGTGTACATTGGTGTTAGATTTCAATTGAGATATAATACTGCACAACAGCACACTCATTAAGGCACTGTCTGCACCACCGCTCACACTGATACCAATATTTTTCCATTCAGGATTGAAAGGAAATATTACTCCATTTACATCATGAAGGATATCATGATAGGCACTAGATTGGTATAGAGATCTTATATTTTCTAAATTGGACATATATGGACATTTCTATTTATCGCTATTAACTACGCACATTATAATTTACGATAAGTACAAATGATGTTAAAAAAATTAGATACCAAAACCAATTCCAAAATATTATTTGATTTAGTAAAGCATTTACCAGAAGGTAAAAATACTTTGAACAAACCTACAGGAGACTTTTTTTATGATCCT